ACCAGCAACATCTTAAAAGAATCCCAGAGGCTCCGTACATATTAGCTAATGGTAATGTCTCAACCAACAAATCACAGCACACAACACATAAGTTATACCGTGAGGCATTAGTCAATCTGTATGGTGACATTTCACGTGCTAACAGAGCTAATATTGAGACACTTAATCATTTGGCTGCCCTTGAGAGCGAGGACGCTGATCGTTACATACGGCGTGACAGGATTCACCGATCATCAAGACAAATAGCCTCTGAGGAAAACAAGGTCCGCTTAGAGATCCCCGAGATGTTAGATCCTAATTTACCAATATATCCGCATCCAACAAGGATGGGTTGTGAATATTGTAACTTTAAAGTTCCGTGCATTTCTTTAGATGATGGTAGTGATTGGGAATTTGCATTAAATGAAATGTCAACACCAGAAGAGGAGGATCGTGAATCATGGCGGAAGTACCTGCCAACCCCAACCGACCAGCACGAAGTGTTGGTGTAACAACCAAAACACCGCCGCCAAGCGGTGAGATACAAGCAGCACCGAAAACGGTGGCACCAACGAAACCTGCATTTCAGATCCAACAAGCGGGACATCGGGAACGGTATCTTAAAATGTTAGTTTACGGTGATTATGGTGCGGGTAAAACATACCTCGCAGGAACGGCTGTTGGGGTACCGTCAATGACAGATATCCTATTGTTGAACGCCGAATCAGGTGATTTAACATATGACTCGGATGCATTCGAGTTTAAGAACATCGACTCGGTTACTGTCACAAGTTTCAAACAAGCAGCACGCGTACATGAATTCCTTCTTAAACATTGTGTCCTACGGGATACTGACGATGTTGAGGGTTTACGTAAGATGGAAGCCTTTTTGAAGGATGTTGATATTTCTACAATCAAACAACCTCGTCGGTATCGTACAGTTATTGTGGACTCATTATCCGAGATTGAAGCACTGTGCCTCAATCAATTATTGGGAGTTACCGATACGAATCTAGCAGATGTACCGGAGGCCGCTGAATGGAAAGAATATAAACAAAACCATTCAATGATCTCCCGGCTAGTAAGAGCCTTCAGAAATTTACCGATGCATGTCATTCTAACATGTGCAAGACAGTACACCCAAGACGAACAAAAACGTCAGATCTTCATGCCGCAAATGACAGGCAAACTGGCATCACAAGTTCAGGGGTTTATGGATTTGGTCGGTTATCTTGTAGTTGGTCAGGCTGTTGATGATAACAGCGCAGCACCACGTAGGCTTATGGTTCAGCCTGCACCAAGATATTCAGCAAAGTGTCGTTTCTCTAAGTACAAGAAACCACATTTTGATAACCCGACCATAGGGAGCATCCTACAAGCTGTAGGATTGCAGGCTGGTAGTGATGATACTATCAGTAAGAATATCAACAAGACCAAATAAGCAAACCTTAAACAGAAGGAACTACTATGGCGAAAACCAAAGAAGCAGCAGCGGATGCGGGTGTTGAGTTCGAAGGTGGTGTATCCGAAGGAGAGGGTGGCGGCATCATTGTCGATCTAAGTAAGGTCGACGATTGGGGCGAGTTTCCTGTTTTGCCCAGAGGACAATACAACTGCCACATAGACGAACTGACCTACGATCTCTCGCAGAACAGTGGTCAGCCGATGTGGTCAGTACAGTTGCTGGTAGATGCAGGTAACTACGATGAGGAGTACGTCGGGCAACGTCTATTCACGCACATCTCGTTCTCTCCGAAAGCTCTTCCCCGAAGCAAGCGGACTATTCAGCGAATTGCTCCCGAGCTTTTGGAAGGGCCGTTCGATGCAGAGCAGGTCGCGTCTGAAGGCACTCTTCTCGACCGCAACTGCATTGCTCGTGTTGACATCCGGAAATACGAAGGGCAAGATCGTAATAACGTACGCGATCTCCTGCCCGCATCGGAGGATGCAGGTGGTTTCGGCGCCTAAACGCTCTGAAATCCTCGGGCTTGCACCTAAAACGGCCGCTCGTGGTTGGGTCTCACTACGCCAATTTGGTCAGTTAATTGGCGTCTCGTACCCTACAGCCCTACGTATGCGTACTAGAGGTTATGTAGAAGCTATTCGGGTAAGTGGTATCTGGCGGATCTCCGTTGATGAAGTGCAGCGATTCATCGAGGAAGGGAACAGGGGAGAGGTTAACACCTCTCCCCTTTTTCCCGCTGAACCAACAGATACAAAACAGGAGTAAGTTATGCGTGAACAGGGCACAAAGGCATTCGTTCTACTTTCAGGAGGCATTGATAGCAGTACTGTTCTGCATATGGCAATTCAAGATTGGGGACAAGATAATGTAATTGGGCTCTCCATACATTATGGGCAACGACACCATAAAGAAATTGGGTGTGCAAGACAAGTTGCAGAGTATGCCGGGGTTAAACACAAAATTGCAGAGATGGCACAACAGCCTCCAAGTATGTTAACAGACGAAAGCGTTGATATCCCCGATGTATCATATGAGGAGCTGCCTGAAGGGATTTCACCAACTTATGTTCCTTTCAGGAATGGACAGCTTTTGTCGTACGTAAGTGCGATAGCGCAAGCCAGTGATGGTGGTGCGATATACTTCGGTGCTCACGCTGAAGATGCACAGAATTGGGCCTATCCTGACTGTACGCCTGAATTTATAGGCGCCATGGCGAATGCAATTTACATCGGCACCTATGGACAGATTCGTCTCCATGCGCCTATAATGTGGATGGTCAAACATGAGATCATCGCGGTTGGCCAGGCTCTGCATGTACCTTGGAGTCTCACATGGTCATGTTATAAAGGTGGTTCGCTACAATGTGGTACATGTCCTACATGCAGGTCTCGACGTGAAGGGTTCACAAAGGCAGGAGTGATAGACCCGACAACGTATGAAACCGATATCACTTCAAGTCAAACCACCCCTTCGGAGAAGTAACATGCTTGCGCAAAAATTACAACTCGACATAGTTACTTGGGCAAAGCAACTGGGATGGAAATGTGAAAATAAAACAGACCTCAAGTATCATGCCTTACGTTGGTTAAGCGAGGTTGCAGAGTTATGCATTGCCTGTAATGCCAATATAGGCGACATGATAGGTGTTGTTTTAGAGGAGCATGAGAAAGCAGTAGCTACAGGGTCTCCTATACGACCACACTTCGACGATCCTATGGATACAGCCTCTATTCAAGAAGAGTTAGCAGACAGTACTATACAAGGCATCTTATTTGGGTTCGCTAACTTTGAGCTACATAATTATAGTACAGAGGAAGCAGTAGCGCTTAAACTCAAGACACTTAAGAAACGTACACATGTAGTCAGCCCTGAGGGGGTAATTTACAGGAAGAAAGGAACACCGAAATAATGAGTATGTATACCATTACTAGACAAATATGCATTGACGCCGGCCACAGGATCCCTTGGCATGGATCTAAGTGTAAAAATCCTCATGGTCATCGATATGTGATCGAAGCTACTTGCGGCGCTAAACAGTTACACGAGACTGGTGAGCAAACCGGAATGGTATTAGACTTCTCATTCCTTAAAGCGGCAATGATTAAACATATCGATGAGCCCTGTGATCATGGTTTCATGGTCCATATCGATGACAGCCAGATGCTTCGGGCTTTCTTAAATGACAGACAACTTCAAGCATTACCTGGTAAATGGGAAAGTGCTGCGCAGGATCGATTCATTTCCATGTTTGGTGTTGGCCAAGGAGAACAGTGGAAACTGTACATCATAGACAAAGTACCGACCGCAGAGAACCTTGCAGAGCACTGGTTCAACCGACTTACAAATATTGTTAAACAGGATTCTCTACAGTATGCGGAGCTCTTGTACGTCGACGTTCACGAAACCCCAAACTGCATGGCAAGATACCCTGTAACAAAACCTAAATGGATGGACTAATATAATGGAAATCGTGCGTAGCGACGAAGAGATTACCAAAGTTTTGAATAAGGCTGTCAAAGGATGCGAGAAAGGATCTCAATGGCCTGGTATGTCCTACGAATTAGGTGTTCGATCAGCTATTGAGTGGCTAATCGGATATGATGACGACAATCCGATGGAGGGGTAATAAGATGATGAAAGCAGAACAAAGTCGTAAAGTATTCGAACATGGTTACGTCAAGCTGACAAACATCGCAGGACCTATCCGTAGGCGTGAAGAGGTCTACGACGCGAGTGCCGAAGACATTGCACATGCCGCGAGAATGTCATTCGACAAGCCAGCCTCAGAATTTACACGTGAACAGAACCTCGGTTTGGTGCGGTATCTCATGCTGCACAAGCATAACACCCCGATTGAGATGATCGAAACCTGGTGGGAAATGAAGATGCCAATCTTTGTCGCTAGGCAATTCATCCGACATCGCACAGCGTCAGTCAACGAGATCTCTGCTAGGTATACCCAATTGGACGACGACTTCTATATCCCCAAAATCTCTGACATTGGGCACCGTCCGGTGAACATGAAGCAAGGACGGATCATCGATGAGGGTTTTACTGAGGAAAACGCTCTTTGGAGAGAGCAGCTTCATGATTGGTGTATTCAGGCCTACGAGAACTACGAAATGGCCATCAAAGAAGGAATTCCTCCAGAGGTTGCACGAATGGGACTCCCACTAAACATCCACACCAAATGGATTTGGAAGCAGGATCTCCATAACTTAATACACTTTCTAGATCTTAGGATCGATGAACATGCTCAGTTTGAATCACGCAACTTCGCGCAACCAATGGTCAGTATGCTCGACAAAGCACTTCCAGGTTTCGTACCTTTGTGGATGGCAGTTCGTAATGCACGTAAGAAATACGCACCTATGATCGAACAGGAAGCCAGGGAGATAATGAATGAAAACCAAGATTGAACCCGAGCTCCAGTTAGTTGATCTACCAGGAGCCGATAAACAATTCCCGGTTATAGAGCTTTTCGGTCCGACCATTCAAGGTGAGGGACCATTAGCGGGGGCAAGATCACACTTCATTCGCTTTGGAGGATGTGCCTATCGCTGTCATTGGTGTGATTCAATGCACGCGGTCGACCCTAAAGAGATCAAAAAGAATGCCTTGATGCTTTATCCCTCACAGATCTACTTGGTTTTACAGAAACTGAAGCCGATGGCACAGTACTGCACATTAACTGGAGGTGATCCAGTTATGTGGGATCTACAAGGATTAATGGAAGTACATAACTGGCACATCAATCAGGATAGTGACTGTATTTCTGGGTTTGCTGTTGAAACACAAGGAGCTATCTATCGTGAATGGCTTAGGGCTTTAAGTGTTGTTATCCTGACTGTTAGTCCTAAACCTCCTAGTAGCGGAGAGAAACCTGATTTCAATGTTATCAGTGAATATGCAAAGGACTGTGCTTATGGCCATAATCTCAACTTAAAGGTTGTAGTCTTCAATGATGAGGATTATGACTTTGCTAGGATGGTACACAAAAAATATCCATCCGTACCTTTCTATCTCTCTGTTGGTACCTCTACACCTCCGGTAACAGCTGAAGACATAACCAAGCTCGAAGTGCTCGACCGATATAAATGGTTAGTTGAGAAAACATTAGCTGATAGGATAATGAAGGATGCTAGAGTACTACCACAACTGCATTATCTTATCTGGGGGAATGAGTTAGGTAGGTGAGAGCCAAAACGGGCCTTGAAGATTTAGTCAACAAACGAGGATTGAGTAATGCACATCACACAACAAGCACGCGAAGAGTTAGAAGCACACGTTGGTGCAATATTAGAACAGATTGGGATCGGTGAAGAGAATGGTACGAAAGAAACACCGCGAAGGTTCGTGGACTACCTTCTCGAATACCGGCAAGAGCTCGACATCAACGGGATCCTCGGAAAGAAGTTCCCTGCAAAAGACACACACAACCTCGTTGCGCAGAGCGACATTCCGTTTCGGATGGTTTGTGAACACCATCTACTTCCTGCTCTGGGGCGAGCGTATATCGGTTATGTTCCTGGTAAGTTTCTTGTCGGGCTCTCAAAGCTGACCCGGTTAGTGCAAGCTGTAGGCGTCGAACGCCCATCCTTGCAGGAACATATCTGTGATCGCATTGCCAATATCATCGATACGCATCTAGAGCCTAAAGGTGCGATCGTCGTGATCAAGGCGGAGCACGGATGCATGGCTTGCCGCGGTATCAACACTCCAGGTGTAACAACGGTGACCTCCTCTGTTCGAGGTATATTTCGAGATGTTGCGCATGCTCGTTCGGAGTTCTTCTCGCTCATATCCCTATAGGTGTAATTATGAATATAGGAGTATTCAATGCTCACCCAGCTTGAGCGTATTATTGTTGATTGGTTGGATAAGCTGGCTTTAGGCCTTAGACAGTTTAGTTGCCCGCATGATTGGAAAGAGGTTAAGTATCGTAGGGATAGCCGAATTCATATAAAGTATGTTTGCCAAAAACATGATTGCGGAAAGGTGATTGAATGGTAGCACCCTAAGAAGACTCTTGAGGGATCGGGGACCTTTATTATATAATAAGGTATCAAATGAGGAGAACACGATGTATACAAGTTACGCGCCGACAGCACCAACACACATACTTAGACAGCTTAAAGAGAAAGGCTGGTTAGGTAGATATCATCTTCTTCTAGCGCATGATGTCATTGATCATGCTGAAGAATATGAGGATATCTTTGACGTTCAAAGTCAATATGAGATCATCCTCGATAATGGTGCATATGAGTTAGGCGAACCAATGCCGGCAGCGGATCTCCATGATGCGGCAATGATTGTGGGCGCCAAATACATTGCGCTACCCGACAAACTGAAAGACACTCGTGCAACAATGACACTGGCAGAAGAAGGCTCTCGTGCCTTTCTAGCTATTGATAAACATCCACCGTATGGGATGCTAGCGATTCCACAAGGTAATAACCTTGATGAATTCACTACATGTGTACGTGCATTAGCGGGTCTCTTCAATGTAAAGGCTTGGGGGATCCCTCGTGTTGTAGGGGATGCTATTGGAACACGTGAATCTGCAATCCGTTGGGTTAATGCATATACGGGAAATCAACCAATTCATCTTCTAGGGTTTACAAACGACTTCCGTGATGATATCGTTTGTTGTCGTATCCCTAGAGTTGTTGGCATTGATTCAACAGAGCCTATTCGTTTGGGTCTCGAAGGAAAAGAACTCAATTTAACGAAACCAATAGCTCCGGGGCCAAGAGGCAGCTTCTGGACCGATGAGGTTGAGGTTAATAATCAAGTTATCAAGAATATTCAGATCATGGATCGACTATTGAATGGTACTATAGCACCTGATGATCTACGTAGGTCAAAATAGTTGAACACTCAATCGTCATGTGAGAATTGCCCGCTGAAACCCGGAAGGCGGGTAGGTTCGCGGGGTGATATTACATCGCCTATCGCGATCGTTGGGGAGGCTCCTGGTAGACGTGAACTCGCTCGTGGTAGGCCTTTTATTGGGCCATCAGGTGAGCTACTCGATCGATCACTTCCATTAGGGGTCTCCCTCGACGACTTCTTCGTAACCAATGCAAGCTCTTGTCGCCCTTTGAAGTCTGAGGGGGATGCAAAATTACTCATTCCTTATATTGAGTCTTGCAGAGATCGTCTGATTACAGAGTTGCAGGAGCACCCACGTAAAGTTGTCATCGCAATGGGTAATGCAGCTATGTGGTCACTGACAAAGAACTACAAGTTGGCAATCACTCGTACTCGGGGTAAGCTCCTTGTATGCGAAGATCTTCCTGGTACGATAATCTTCCCTATTCTGCATCCTGCTTTCTTGCTTCGTGGTGGAGGTAACTATCGTCAGTTTCTCGAGGACTTGGAGTACGCAATCGAGCTGGGAAAGGGGGGTGCGGTAAGACATGCTGAAGAGCCTACCTATATTACGTTGCGCGATGACAATGAGATCAATGACGCTATTAACCGTATACATCAACATGATATAGCTTCAGCAGATATTGAAACTACTGGCTTGAACCCGCGAGAGGATCGCATCCTTTGTTTAGGTGTTTGTTACAATCCTAAAGAGGTGATCATCTTCGATGAGAAAGCTTTAGCTAATCCTTTAACGAAAAGGTTATTCAAAGGCAAAACCCAATTTGTTTGGCATAATGGAAAGTTCGATGTGTCATTCCTTCGGAGAGACGGATTCAAGGTTTCAGTTGAAGAAGACACAATGCTTCAATCTTATTGCCTTAATGAGAATACAGGGCTACATGATCTGGAACAAATTTCAAATAACCTGTTGGGAGCAGAAGATTATAAGTGGATGGTTAAAGACTATCTACCTTGGAATAAGAAGGCAACAGAGTATGCCCCTCCTGCAATACTGCACCCTTATCTTTCATATGATTGTTCTAACACCCTTCAGGTTCATGGCATCTATCGGAAACGTGTTTCATTAGATCCTAATTTAGAAAAGCTTTATACCAAAACCTTAATCCCCGCTAACGACCTTCTTCTGGATGTTGAGAAGAATGGGATGTATATTGATCGAACTCGGCTAGATCGTTTGAATGGGTGGTATGAGAAGAAGATCGAAATTGCTAAAGCTGCCTTTGATGAGTTCGCACCTGGAGTCTCACCTACTAGTCCAAAGCAACTCTCTATATTATTCTTTGATCAACTAGGATTTAAACCAGTTAAAAAGCGGTCTACAGATAAGGACTTCCTCAAGAAGTACAAAGACCGGCCGATAATTAAGGCACTCAAGGAGGTACGCAAGTTATCAAAAGCGTACGGCACGAACGTCAAAGCAATATATCGCCATATAGAAGCGGATGGGCGAGTTCACTCATCGTTTAAGCTCCATGGATCCAAAACAGGTCGCTTAGCATCTAACGACCCTAATGCGCAGAACATTCCCCGTGATCCGCATATTCGGGGTATGATCACCGCAGAGAAAGGTAATATTTTAATCGAAGCGGATCTTAACCAAGCAGAGCTTCGTTCACTTGCGGCGTTATCAGGCTGTGATGCTTTATGTGAAATATACACCACACCCGGACATCCAGGACTACATCACGAAGTGTCTGTTCACTATTATGGGGAGAATTATACACACGAAGATAAGATGAAGGCTAAAGGTGTTAACTTCGGCATTGTATACGGACGTACTGCATGGTCTCTTGCAGAAGAGTATGGTTATTCAATTGCTGAAGGGCTTAAGTATATTAAGGGTTGGTTTGATCGTTTCCCTGGTGCACATGATTACATTATGAAATGTCGCGCAACTCCATTACGACGGCAACTTATGGTAACAGTGTTCGGTAGAAAGAAACGACTAGGCGTTGTTTCACGAGCAAACCTCCGCGATCTGCAAAATGAAGCAGCCAATTTCCCGCATCAATCTATTGCATCGGATTTCACGTTGCACGCTGCAATGTCTGTCCGTAAAGCTCTAGCGCGGCTGGGAGTCAAAATCATTAATTTGGTTCATGACTCCATTTTAGTAGAATGCCGCAATGAGCCAGCATTAATCGAGAAGGTCAAGTTCATCTTGATTGAAGCTATGGAAGCGCAAGCACCTCTTTGGGGTATTACCAGAGTCCCATTCATAGCTGAAGCAAAGGTAGGGTTCCGTTGGGGATCTCTCAAGGACTCGCCTCGTCCAGAAGGACTAAAGGCGGCTGCTTGAGATTTTCTCAAAGGTGCTCTATAATAAAGGATGCAAACAAAACATAAAGACACACCAGTACAAGTGATCAACCTAGAGGCACAGACGCTGGCCTACTGGACGATCAGTCAGGCACACAATCAAGTACCTGATGCACCCGATGTATCGATAGGTGATGCAATCGATGCATTAACAGGTATCTCACAGTATTTATCACCTGCAAGACATATTGCTAAACTTGCGAGTGACTTACTCGGAGATCTCATCAAGGGAGATTAACTTGGCAGAGAAGTTGGAACGAGCTAAAACGGGCCTGAAAGGGCAACAAGTATCAACAAGTGTAGAACAAGTAATTGATCCTGTACATGTATCTGTAGGCATGTTCGACCAAGGTATCTCACAAAAAGTGTGGACAGATAAGTACCGCTATCAAGGTGAAAAGCATCCATTCGATAGTATGAAACGTGCCATCAAGGGAGTCTATAAAGATGACCCAAACGATGATGGTGATGAGGCATTACAACTTATGCAGGCCGGTATCTGGATGCCTGCAGGGCGTATTCAAGCAGGAGCAGGAACCGATAACCGGGTGACACTTATAAATTGTTTTGTATGCAGAACGATTAAAGACTCTATGGAGTACATCGGGTCAGCGCTGAAGGATGCAATGCTCACTCAACAGATGGGTGGGGGTATTGGGATGAACTTTTCGACTCTACGCCCAAATGGTGCAATACTACGTCGTACAGGCGCTGTTGCTAGTGGCCCACTCCCGTTCATGGAGATGTGGAATTCTATGTGCGCGACAATCATGTCAGCAGGTTCCCGGCGTGGTGCGATGATGGCAACGATGACCGACTCGCATCCGGATCTCCCATTATTTATTGGTGCCAAGAAGGAAGCCGGTAAGCTGACAAACTTCAATATGTCAATCCTGGTTTCTGACGCCTTCATGGATGCGATCGCCAATGATGCTCAGTGGCCTTTATACTTCAACGTTCCTCCTGAAGATAGAAGCCATATAGGTTCGTTCATCGATGATCAGGGAGTAGAACAGTTTATTTATCGGGTATGGGAAGCACGTGAACTGTGGGAACTGATCACGAAGACAACCTATGAGTATTCTGAGCCAGGAGTTATCTTCATTGATAGAGTTAATGATATGAATAACCTTCAATACATTGAAGACATCCGATGTACTAATCCTTGCGCGGAACAACCCTTACCACCTAATGGTGCATGTAATCTGGGAGCTATTAACGTTGGAAAACTGGTCAAGGACCCCTTTAGAGCTGGTGCCTCGTTCAGTTGGGAGATCCTTCAGTCGGCCGCTCGCGTAGGTGTACGATTTCTTGATAACGTTGCTAGTATAACACAGTACCCCTTAAAGGCCCAGCAACGCGAGCAGCATAACAAACGTCGGATAGGTCTAGGTATCTCGGGTCTAGCTGATGCGATGGCCCAGCTCGGTTTGGTGTATGGTTCATCGGAGTCATGTACATTTGCTGAGAAGGTAATGGAGGCGATTGCAGAAGAGGCCTACTGCACATCTGCAATGCTTGCTAAAGAACGAGGAGTATTTCCTTTATATAACGCCGAAAAGATCTTAGGTGCGCCGTTTGTCAAGAAGCTCTCATCAGGTACACAAGATCTTATCAAGGAGCATGGCCTTCGAAACGGAGTGCTCTTGACCATTGCACCGACAGGTACCACGACGATTTACTATGGTAATGGATCCTCTGGTTTAGAGCCGACATTCGAACATGTGGTCGATCGTAAGATCCGGCAAGCTGATGGAAGCTACACCGCCCATCCTACACAATCGTATATCTATCGCCTTTATAATCATGTTCACGGTAATAATATACCAGTGAATATGTTACCACCATACATGGTTGTCGCGAGCGACCTTAAAGTGGCAGATCATGTTGTTGTGCAGGCGGCGTGCCAAAAGTGGGTTGATGCAAGTGTTTCAAAAACCATCAACTGCCCTGAGGAGATCTCGTTCGAGGAGTTTCGTGGTGTATATACCTTAGCATACGAGATGGGCTGTAAAGGCTGTACAACTTATCGCCCTTCGCCCATCCGCGATTCAGTTTTCGGTGATACTGTAAAGAGGAAGAAGCTTGTCAAAAGTGTACTTCCTCGTCGTAATGAGGTTCTTAGTGGTAAAACATACAAAGTTTCTTGGCCGGGTGCGCCGAGCAGTATTTATGTTACGATTAACTCTGATGAAAATGGCGACCCGTTTGAAATGTTCTTCAACTCTAAGTCCTTGAAGAACAACGAATGGATGACAGCATTATCTCTCATGATCTCTGCAATGATGCGTGCTGGATATGATATCTCGTTCATCCCTGATGAACTAGCACAAGTTGTCTCCGCGCATGATTCAGCATGGATCGAGGGTAAACATTACGGCTCATTAGTGGCATACCTTGGAGGGATACTATCATTACACTTAGGACAAGAAGAAGAAACGGTAAAGACAGAAGAACTATCCACAACAGGTGAAGCATGCTCTAGGTGCGGAGCATACACTGTAATCCATCAAGAAGGTTGCGCGACATGTATGTCGTGTGGACACAGTAACTGCTAATAGGCTAACAGGAGAATATCATGTCTTCATTCACTCGTGAACAGCTTACGTCCCTTATGGACAAACTCACACGCTTAGATGATGGAGTTGCGAGACCGGTCCCAATCGCTGAGCGTAACTGTGCTGGAGAGGCCGCGAAGTTTATCCAGGAGAACCTGGACAAGGCTCCGAAGAAGACCAAGGTGATGCGTGAAGTCGAGCGTACGCCGGACGATGGTCCAGCTAGCAGCGCCTAGTGGTGGCCTCATGTGAAAAACAATAAACATGGAGAGCATAAACGGGCCGTGAATCGGAAGTACATTGCACTGATGTTGGCAGTTAAACCTCTAACTTAGGAGAATATCATGACAACAGTAAGATCAAAGATGCACCTTGTATCAATCACTGAGCATGAGCACGGAGGGAATACTCTCCGATTCGAAACGCGTTATGATGACACGATTCCTGAAGATCAACGTTTCCAGAAAGCTACCCCGACAGGGTACATCGAAATGCAGATTGACAATCCGTCTGCGTATGCTATGTTCGAAATCGGCAAAGACTACTATGTTGATTTCAACCGCCATGTTGACTTTAAAGGGTCGTGAATCGGAATCGTTAACATACATAGATGTTAAGGGCCCTTAATGGGGCCCTTTTCATTTACCGGTCAATATTAAATGTGTTACTATCTAAGCGCCCGCTAAAGGGCGCTATCTGGACCTAAGCTGCGGCAGGTAGTATTCCAATAACAGCAACATCGCCTTGTGTAACTACGTCAGCATAGTCAACTAATGTTGCTTCAACTTCGTTAGCTTTAAGTAACATGACAATACCTTTAGGTGCACTATCACGAAACATTTCTGCGGCAGCACCTTTGGCGATATTGAAAACTCCGTCTGCCATGACTTACTCCTTAGTGTACCTTTATGTTGCAAGTAACTGCAGTCAATAATGATATAACCATTACCATCTTTATTATAAAGGACCCGAGTTGAAATATCAACAAACAAAAAGGACCCGGCTGCTAGTTGTGGGAGGAGTGGAAGGGTGCAGCCGGGTCATGAGTTACTTAACCTGTTTTGTTGAGACTAGTTTCGCAGGACTATTACATGCGATATCCCATGCTTTGTTATTCTTTCGGATTGCCCCAAGATCTCCCTTTAACGTCTTGGGAACGAGCAGATCAGTGCCTTGATCTCCGATACGAATCGTAAGCTCTTGTCCTTGAGGCCCGTAAAGATAACGAAAGAAGGTAACAGTCTCATTCGCCAGCTGGATCTTACGTGTTACGCACGTGTTGTCAATCAGTTGGCGAATCACTACTGTCGGAGTACACGCTGCCACTAGGGTCCAAGTCCCTAAGAATATCACCGATCGCAGGATCCCTCTTGGCGTAAACATTGAGAACCTTCTTGGTAACATCCATCTGATGCCGAAGCCTTGTGACCTCAGCGTCGTTGACTGCTGCCTTTGTGACATAAGCTTCCGCCTCCTTTCTCTCCTGCCTACGTTCGATCGGTCCGATTATAGCTTTCATAATCGGACCGATGATCGCACTTAAAAGCTTCGCCCACATTAGCTTGTGGAGGGTTGGGTTACTGCAGCAGCAGGTGCGGCATTTGATGCACCAGCATTCGGAACAGCAGAAGGTACAGGGACACCAGCCTTAACTGACTGTTCAATCTCACCTAAACGTCTTTCAAGGATTGCAGTCACTTGCTCCCGCGTGAGTTTAAGCTCTGAGGTGTATTGAGGGAATGCTGCAATCAGTCGTTCAGCGGCTGATTTGATAAGGCGGTTCTTAACATCCACAGACACACCTTTCTTATTCACGTAGGTATCTGCCTTCGACTGTGCCCACGAGAGTGCCATATCAGCAGCACCTAGAATGGCATTACGGACACCCTCTTCACGGAGGAAGGCGCTATTGCGTCCATATTTACGCATCGCATAAGAGGCAAAGGCACCAACGATGGTTACAACCGCGCCAATAAGTGCAAGTACCACCTGAGTGAGATCAAGTGATGTACTTGCAGCAGTATCCCCGGCGGCAAATACTGCAGTGATCGGAAACATGAAGAGGACCGCAGTAATTACCAGCGTTTTAAGTAGTTTCATTAACCTTCTCCTTTAGAGTGAGAGCTGCCCACGTTTTCGGACCAACGATACCATCAGCGATCAAGCCGCGAGCAGCCTGGAATTGCTTGATCACTTGAATTGTTTGTGGCCCGATTATGCCATCAACAATTATTGGATAGCCATGAGTGAGAAGTGCTGATTGGATCTCTGTGACATCTGCTATGCCTTTGTGTGGTTGAGTGAGCGGTTGCCCATCCTTAAATCGTAGATACGCTGCCTCCATCCGTCTGGCATAGTTATTTTGTCGATAACCTGGACCATTGTACCTACGAGCAACTTGATGCCATGCAAGTTTTCGTAACGGTTTATCAATCCCATTAGCGAGAATGAATCTGCCGAAATGTTCAAGGTGCATAGGTTCTCCGCCATCAACTACATCCTTAACATAATCTACAACTTTATTATAACCAACAACTTCACTATTGTCACCGAGAATCTGAAACGCGCCCCAAGAGCATGCACGTAGCGCAGCATTCTCGTTAAGTTGCAGGGCGGCCTCCAACCTGATATACTCAGATGCCCCTCTGTAGTAATTACGACGCCAGTTCCATGTAGCCAGCTTGTGCTTCTCTGCTAATGGGTTATTTATGAATGCCCCATTAGTCAGCATATTAAAGATACGGGATTCAAACAGGATCTTCGGACGCCCATCAGAGAAGTAGCCCTCACCTGCCGATTCGATTTCCGCCATAGCTTTGATTGCTTCAACTTTGACGTTCATTTTCTTTGCTAGAGAATCAAAGTCACTATCGACCATCTGCTTCGGATTCGGATTCGTAAAGTTCATTTTAAGCCGCCTTTCCTGGAGTTACTACAGAGGCCGGTGACCCAGATGCGTCACCACCAAA